CTTCAACGTGTCAAAATTGGAACGCTCAATTGCATTTTGATTTTGACGTGTTTTTAACTATGTTTCACAATGTAAAGTTGCGAGCCATAGTTGCACCCAATGACCATGGAACTTATGCAGTAGGTGATATAATGGATAAAGATGTTGTGAATTTAGCAATGTCGACTGTAGTTCAATTTACAGGTGACAAAGCTAATCAACAAGTAACTGCAAACCTTATGTCAAATACAGCTATGAAATATGTAGCATCACCATTTATTGCTGATGGAACAGGATCGGGTTATGAGTATCTTGTAGCAAAACAGAAAACTGAATTTTGCTCTTACGGTACCCTATATATACTCGTGGAAGTTCCATTAGAAGTAACTGCTGATGTTGCACACACAATTTATTGTGTTCCTAGCTTTCATGCGACACAAGTTGAGCTTTCTAATCCATCAACACTTATCAACTATTTGCCTACCAAACATAGTTCCTCTGGTCCTCTAACTACGGGTTTTGACAACAGTTCTCGTAGTGCCACTCAAACTAGAAGCTCTCCTATAGCTTCTGGTCCTTCAGTCCCCATTGATAAAACGCGAAATTTAGAGATTTCAATGGGCGACCAATTTACTCATCTTAATAAACTTCTTATGTCTTATTTGCCTTTTAGTCCTACTAAAACATTTTCAGAGACTGAAGCCATTGTAGTGAATCCATATCAATTTCGTGCGACTGTTGACTCAGAATATATAGATCTAGTTGACTATTTCGCGGCAGGATATGGTTTTTATACAGGGCAGATGGCTTTGCGAATGATTACGCATGAGAAACAAGGGTTTATTGGTGAATCTTTTATAATGAGTTCATTTGCAAATCAGTATTATAAGAATACTAGCGCGTCTGGTTTTAAATTAATCGACAACGCTTCTTATATGACACCTGGGGTGAGGTGTATACCACACTTTGCCCAAGAGGGTGCTATTGATGCAAATGTTCCTTTTTATCAAGCATTCAACATTGCTCGTGTTTCTCATCCTGACACTTTTGCTAGTTGGAATGATGGACAATTACCAACTCATTGGTTTTTCAAATCATCCACCCCGCAAAAGATTAAGGTCTTTAGAGCAATTAAAGACAAATTTCGCTTTGGCTTCTTGACTGGTTTACCACCTTTTGTGATAAACCCTGAGGCTATAATCCATTCTGGATGAGTTTCGTTTTAAATTTAGATTTTTTTTTATTAAAAATTTTATAGAGTCTTTTTTTAAAGCGTCGCTTAATCAATTAGTACGGCTAAAGCTGTGCCTTATCTACACATGTGACGAGTGTGTGGTTTAGATTAAGAGTTGAGTCCAACATAATCGCTTAGATTTAAC